CTTTTTGTATTTTCTGTTTTTCCTCTGTTTCTTTTTGTGCCTTTACTATATTAATTGCTGTATCTATGTCATCAACTCCTAATCTTTTATTTATTGCTAATCGGTCTTTTAATAATCTTCTTTCTACTATTTCTGTCAACTCATCTTTAGTAAAAGTTTTTTCTTTTGGTTTATCTTCTACTATCGGTGTTTCTACTTGCTCAGTAGTTTGTGCAGTTTGTTCTACTTCTTTATTTTCAGTTTCATTAGACATTTATATATACTCCAGTTGTAATTTATTTATATCAAAGTTTTATTTAAAATACAATCATCTCTTAATCTATATTCCAATTTGGATCTGTAGGTATCCAAGTATGTCTGCATCTATAACCACCTCTAACTATAAAAGGATCGCCAGTAGACTTTCCACCCCAAGACCTTGTGTTCCAAATATTTCTTATTTCTGATTCAGTTAGTGTTTTACCTAACATATTTACGCAGAAATCTCTACTATCTCTTACTAGTGTGCCAGTATAAGTATAGTGTGTTAGTCCACTCTCTTTTGCTTTTGCTATAGTGAACTGACCATGAAACTGCATAACACTATCATGTGCTATCTGACCAGCATACCTTCTTAAATTATTACCAGCCCTATCACTAGCATATTGAGTATGTAATTTTCTAACAGCATCTTCTACTTGTAGTTTCATACTACTATTAAATTTGTTTTCATTGACAAAATCCACCAGTTCATTTATTTCTCTTTGGTTTGATTTTTTATACACTCCATTAATGTGTGATCTAATATTAGTAACCATGTCCTCAAAAGGTCTACCAGCTATGGTGCTTTGGTACAACTCATCATTAATTACCTTAATAAATCTTTCGCCTATATCTTCAAATCCAGAATAACTTTGAAACTTTAGTGCATTGATAGTAGACAGATTTACCTCTGTAAGACTTTTAAATTTATTAGGAATAGGCATTTCACCAAATGTATCTAGTACTTCTTTTGCTATTTTGTTGTATTCTTCGTTTATTATTAGATCAGCTTCATTCAAAAAGCTGTTTTCTACTAATTGTTTTATTTTTGGTCTAAGTTGTATTGCTATTCTTTGTGATACAAGTTGACCATTAGTGGATCTTGTAACTTCTTTTACAACATCTTCTTCTAGCTTATATAATACATTTATTATGCGTTCTTCATGCTGATCTGCTAATTTTTCTAATATCCTAGACATAATTTATAAAGGAAAGTTTTTCTTCCATGCTCTTATAGACCAATATGCTGGTGATAATGTTTTTTGACCTTTTACCTCTTTTAGCACCCCACCCATTCTAGCTAAAAATGATTTCTGCCTAGCTGGTATGTTTTTTTTAATACTCATACCCCTTGCACCAAAAGTAACTTTTTTTACTTTCCCAGTAGATTTTTCTTTTACATATACACCAAATTTTTTTCTTTTTGATTCACTAGCAGATAATCTAAAAGGTTTGTTCAGTTTTACTTGTTTACCTCTATATTCTGCCATTACTTTTTTCTCTTTCTTTTACTTGCTCTTCTAATTAAATCTCTATCAAATGTTCCTGATCTACCTCTGCTAATTAGTTTATTTACTCTAGCCATAGCCCATGCGTTCATAGGAATACGAGGTCTGCTACCACTAGATAGAAATGCACCCTGACCTCTACGGAAACTAGATTTTAAATCAGCCAGATTAAATAATTTAGATTTCTTTGCTTTTTGTTTTAGTGTTTTTATAGTAGATGCTGATAAAGGTTTTCTTTTTACTGCCATTACACCCTCGTTCTTCTTCTCAATAATGATCTGGGTATCCTTGCACCACTTTTATATAATGCACTAACTTGTTTTATTAAACTAGCCCTCATGGTGCGTTTTGACCCCTTTAAACCTGATAAATACTTTTTAGGTATCTTAGTTTTTTTATCTTTAGGAACTCGCTTCTTCTTCCGTTTCGCCAACTGTCACTCCTTCTACATTAGTAGTTTGAAACTGACCTCTAACTGATCTTGAGTTGTCAATCTCTTCGTTTATTGTTTTTATTTTATCGTTATCATCTATAACTGTATCTGCTATCTGCTTGTCTATTTCTTTGTTAAATGTTTCTGATTTTACTCCACTAGCTTTAGCCATTTGTAAATATTGCATATCATTCGCCCAATCTCTGACATCAAAAGTATCTGGATAATTAATATTTCCATCAAACTCTTTTTCTAACCATCTAGCAAATAAACCCCAGATATGTTCCTCTGCGTTTTCTAAATAATCTGCCTTTTCTGATAGTCTTGCATTTAGTAACTGAAACTCTGTTTGTAATGCTATACCACTAGCTATTTGTCCACTTGTTGCTCTTACTGATCCCATATGTGTTATTCTATCTATAGCATCTACTTTGTTTTGTATGCATTTCATTATACCATCTAGGTTTTGACCACTAGGTTGAATAATGTAAGGTTTTAATGAACTATCCATATCTTCAGGTATTTCAATAATAGAGCCAGCACCGGCACTAGCTTCAACATTCGGTGTTTTTACTAAGCTAGGGTGATTAGCTAATCTAATCAGTTGTTCTTTTTCTGAATAATCATTATAAATAGATTGTTGTAAGTATGCAACATCTGATAAATCACTTATGCCTATCGGTCTTTTATTTCCTCTTAAGTTGTAAACATTTACTGCCGGAATAACTTTTATAGGATTGGGTATTTCTTCTAATAGCTTTGCATCTCCTTCTTCATATTCCTTATCATATTCTTCCACCTCATAAGTGCTTATATTTTCTTCTGTAAATACTTTTATTATGGCTCTTTCTGAATTTATATCTTCTACTACAACTAAATAATCTAAATAAAATCTACCACTACTTGCTCTGCTGTAATTCCAGTTAACAATGTTTTCAGGTGTATATATTGACACATAAGGTCTTATATCTTGAGCCAGTTCTTCTGCTCTAGTTTTTGCATTTGATTGTGGTTTATCTACAATTACCCAGCAATTTCCATAAATAGATGCATTCATTTGCACCTCTCTCATAACTGTATTAAAACTTCTGCCATCTAAATCAGCATCTTTAATAAAAGATTGCAGTTGCTCATCTCCATCTAAACTTCCATAATCTCTAGTGGGTGATACTCGCCATAGAAAGCTGGTGTATATTTGCACAACATTTTTACAATGATTGTCTAGTGGAGTATGCCTAATCCTTGCATCATACTCTTCAGGTGATTCTAATATATATCTGTGTAAGTAGTAGCCGTTCTTGTAATCGTTGCCACCTAAATAAGACCTGATATAAAACTCCCAGTTCTCTATGTTAGCTTTCCATAAATGATGTTTCTCTTGTAATTGTTCTCTGTTCATTTAACTCCACCTCTTTTGCTCAGTTGATACAAAATTTCTTCTAATAGGATAGTTGTATTCTATCAAGTAACCTAAAGCATCATTCATGTGATCGTATCCACTATCCTTATCTGGTATATGAGTTCCTTCTTTGTATATCTGTCTTTCTATACTCTTTATGACATTTTTACAAGAGTTTAAAATAAATAAACTACTTTTACCAGCAACATTTTTTAGTTTTGAGTTTACTGCGTTTATTCTATCTCTGACCAATGGTGCTGTATTCTTGCATTTTACCTCATAACCAAAGTTTTTTAATATTGCTAAATCTGTTGTGCCACCAGCAGATGTTTTTCTCTGTCTTGCACTTGGATCAGGATATACAATTATATTTTTATGTTTATATCTTGTTTTTATTTCTTCACACATTTCATTAGTATTAGAAGAATATATTTGTATCTCATCTATAACTGTTACTATGTTTCTATCTATTACAGTTACTACAGCACACATAGGATCAACATTAAAGTCTAACCCTATATGTAAAAACAAACTATTATTCTTGTATTGCTCAACAATGTTTTTTTCTCTACTAAAATTATAATATATCATTCCAGAATAATTTACAAAGGTTGCTTCATACTCTTGCTGAAATGTTCTTAAATCTAAATCTTGTTTTGCTTGTTCTATCTCATCTTCACTTACTTGCTGACCTTCTAATGTAGTATATTTAAAACTTTCCCAATCGTTGTTAGTTTCACCCATCTTAAATAACTCATAAGACCAGTTACCGAAACCTCTAGGACTACCACAAAAAAAAGCAGATCCTTTTGTATCTGACAATGTAGGTCTTAGCACCTCATACCAAGCTTCTTTATTTATGTCTGAAAATTCGTCAAAAATTACCATATCTAAACCAACTCCTCTTAATGCATCAAAATTTTCGCTTCCCCTTAATGTTATAGTTGAGTTATTTCTTAATGTTATTGTTAAATCACTATGGTTTATATTTTTAACCCATTTGTGTTTAATCATTTTTTCTTTTAACTCTGCCCAGCATATTGTTTTAGCTTGTCTATAACTGGGTGCAACATACCATACCTTTTTATTAGGTTGACTAGAGAACTTTGCTATTTCATTTATTGCTAAATATGTTTTTCCAAATCTTCTTCCAGTAATGAGAACCCTAAATCTTGCTTGAGAATTAGTAACTTTTTTCTGTGGTTCAGTAAGTGGCATTATCCAGAACACTCCCCCTCATTATGTTGACAAAAAAAGTTTTGTTCATTTCTCCATACCCAATCTTGTTGCCTAGTAATAAAGTCATTAAACTCTTTTAAGTTTCTATCTCTATTAAATTGTTTATTTGTTAATCTTTCCATATCAAGCCACCATTTAGCTTTTTCTGGATATTCTCTAAACAAAGTTGCAAGTTGTGACTCAGATTTTAAAAAACAACCATCACAGTTTCCCATAATAGTTTTGCCTCTTATAACTGGTAAATTTAATTTAAAATTCTGTTTATTCCAGAATTTATTTACATCAAAAAGATTATCTTCGTTTTCTACAAGTGGATAAATAGGGTAGAACCCATCTCTAAAATTTTTCTTTGCCCTATGTCTCTCATCATATCTTATACCTAAAGCATTTGACCAATGATGCCAACCTATAGATTTTAAATATTTTCCAGCAGTTTGTATTTTTAAAACACCAGTGCAAAATCTTTGGAGAGCATTAGGTAACCTTCCATATTTTAAAAGAAGTTTTTTAAAAGGATTCCCGTTTCTATTTGCTGAATTGTGGTTTACGATTTTAAAACTATTTTTATTATTAATAATATTATATTCTAACCATACAATATCTACATTCCATCTATGAGAACATTCCTGAACAAAGTCTAAAGTCTGTTCCATTTCTCTGCCAGTATTAGTAAATATTACTTTTGCTTTTTTAGGTAATCCATTATTTGATTCTAATATTTTAAAAAGCATATAAGCACTAGTCCTACCCCCACTAAAACTTATCTGAACATTTCTATCTGGTAATTTATAATTATTTAACATCAGTCATTATTCCAGACTAGTGGTTCTTCTATTTGGTTCTCTTCTATCCTATCTTGCTGTCCTAACATATTCTTTCCTAGAAATATTTGCATAGTTACATTTCCCCTTTCTGCTGACTTCCATTGTAATTGTCTTAGCCTTATTCTTTGCTCTGCCCTCCCTTTTGTCAGATATTCCGAATAACTCTTTTCTAAAAGGTCAGGAGAACAACCAAAGAAATCACCCATTTCAGTATTAGTACAGCCTAAAGATGCAAGTTTTTGAACCTGACTAGTATCTATATTATATTTTTTAGGTCTAGCCATTTAATAGTTTAGCTTTCTTACCAGTGTAGTTTTCCCATCTTTTAATTATAATATCACAGTATTTTGAGTCGAGTTCTACCCCATAACATATTCTATTTGTTTTTTCACAAGCTATAAGAGTCGAACCACTACCACAGAAGGGTTCATAAATTATGTCTTCACTTTTAGAACTATTTTTTATTGCTTTTTCTAATAGACTGACTGGTTTCATAGTGGGATGAAGGTCTGATTTCATAGGTCTGTCAAATTCCCATACGCTAGTTCCTTTTCTGTCGCCATAAAACTTGTGTGATGTTTTATCTTTCCACCCATAAAATATAGGCTCGT